ATTACGAAAAAAAGCCGCCACTCTGGTAAACGGTGGACGGATGCGCAGAAACAGCAGCTGCGACTGCTGTACTATAATGCAGACATGTCTTTCGAAGCCATAGCCATCGAGCTGGGCCGTAGTATTGCCAGTGTCCGTAGCCAACTGCGGCGGTTGGACAAGTTGGACAATCAAGCACCGCCGCGTGTGTCGGACGATCCAGTACCACCACCCAAGCGCCCTACCCTAATTTCCCCGAAGGAAGTTTATGGTACACCCACCCGGATGTTCGCGACCTGGGCTACCGGCGCGACGTTCGTGCTTCTGATAGCCATATTGGTTTTCCTGCTAACGCTGTAGATGCCGACGCGTTTACAGAAGAGTGGGCGGGAAGCCGTTAATCCAACCAAAAAATTAACCATGAAAGGAAGTATCTTATGAAAGTCGTCGTAAACGAAGTACAGAACGAAGGTATCGAAACGCTGTTGGGTCAGAATGTTACCTTTTGGTGTGGTGTCTACATCTACACAGGAAAGCTGGTAGGTGTTAGTGACACCTGTGTTAAACTGGAGGATGCAAAGGTTGTCTATGAGACAGGTGCCTTCAGTATTAAGCAATGGGGTGATGCTCAATCTTTGTCGGCGGCTTGGTATATCCAGACCGCGGCCATTGAATCCTTCGGTGTGATGCATAAGGAGTAGCCCGCCGCACAGGAGTACGCGCCATGAACACTAAACGTAAGACATACAAATCTAGATTTAGGTCTTGGTCGGGGTCTGGGTCTAGGTCTGGGTCTAAATCTGGGTCTAGGTCTGGGTCTGGGTCTAGGTCTTGGTCGGGGTCTTGGTCTTGGTCTGGGTCTAGGTCTGGGTCTAGGTCTGGGTCTAGGTCTTGGTCTAGGCCTGGGTCGTGGCCTTGGTCTAAGTCTGGTTCTGGGTCTAGGTCTTGGTCTAGGTCTGGGTCTGGGTCTTGGTCTGGGGAAAATAGGGACTGTTAACATGCACGAAGAAGTAAAGCTGGTTGGCTACAGCCGCAGGATCGGCTCCCAACCTGATGAGACGCTTGGCGACCAGATCGCCTACTATGCCCGCGTGAGTAATCCGACATCGGCGGAAATGGGCAAAGGCAACGACAGGTTGATTAGCTATCTGATCCGGCACAAGCACTGGAGCCCGTTTGAGATGGTGTCAGCGACCTTGAAGATCACAAGCACGCGGGATATCCTTCGGCAAATCTTGCGGCATTCGTCCTTTTCGTTCCAGGAATTTTCTCAGCGGTACAGCGCAACCGAGACGACCGGAGCCGTGCGAGAAACGCGGCTACAGGACCGCACCAACCGGCAGAACAGCTTGCCCAACGCCGACCCGGAACTTGCTGACTGGTGGGTCGAGAAGCAGCGCGCGGTCATGGGCAGCACTTTCGAGCTTTATGACCAAGCGTTGAAGCGCGGCATCGCCAAAGAACAGGCGCGCGCCATCCTGCCAGAGGGCCTGACCCGCAGCACCATATTTATGTCCGGCTCAATCCGGTCATGGATACACTACTGCGAGTTGCGAACTGGACCAGAGACCCAGAAAGAGCATCGCGAGATCGCTGCTGCGTGCGCAGTCCAGCTCGCCCGAGTGTTCCCTCAGATCGTCGGAGTGCTCGAACATGACTGACAGGCTGGAACTTCTGGACGGCTTTCGCCAGCGCCTGCAGCGAGCCATGGATGTCCGTGGCTACTCACAGCTCGACACCGCCCGCGCGGCGCATCTATCGAGGCAGGCTATTTCGCATATGGTGGCGCCGGAAACGCGCCCGCGAGCCCGTAAGATGGGCCCCCAGCTTTTTCAGCTGAAGAAGCTGGCCGACGCTCTACATGTAGAGCCCGGCTGGCTCGCGTTTGGCTCAGGCAATCCACCGGAGACAAACACCGCCAAGGAAAACGATAGGAGATTAGAATGGCCGTAAAAATCAAAGACGCGCTGTGGCGACCTGAGCCAAAACCAAAGCGCCGCAACAAGCCCCACCCACTTCACCACCAAAAGAAGTTAAACAAACACAGCAAATGGAGGAAACGATGAATCAGCACGACCACGCGTCCACGTCTAGGTGGAACGCATATTTTATCAAGATCGCGCACGACACCATGATGATGTCGAAAGACCCGTCGACACAGGTAGGTGCGGTCGCAGTGCGCGACGGCCACATAATATCAACAGGCTACAACGGCTTCCCCCGCGGTGTTCACGATACCGCCCAGCGCCTGTTGGATCGTACCGAGAAGTTACTACGAACCGTACACGCCGAAGAGAACGTGATTGCTGACTGCGCACGGCGTGGCGTGTCGCTAGACGGTGCTACAGTGTACGTCACTGCACCACCCTGCAACCGCTGCGTGGCGTTGCTGATCCAGGCAGGGGTCGACAAGATTAAATACTTACCTGGTAGTGACGACTTTATGAGACGCTGGCTCATAGAAACAAAATTGGCACGCGAGATGTGCTGCGAGGCCGGCGTATTTATGATGGAGTTAGGTTAATGGATTGGAACGAACAAAATGTGAAACGGCTGTGTGACTTGTACGACCAAGGGTTATCTGGTTCTATGATAGCGCGACAGCTGGGGGTAAGTAAGGGCACCGTTGTCGGCAAGATACGCCGGCTCCGACGTCGTGGACTATGCGGCGCGCGGGATGCCGTCTCCATGACTAAGTCAGAACTGCTAAGGTATAATAAAGAGCGCAGGCGGCGTCGGTTTGCACCTCCCCCACCGTTGCCCGACGCACCACCCAGATCGCAGTGCCAGTACATAACCGGAGACCCAGGTTTTCGTGCGGACATCTCCTACTGTGGGGAGGACGTGGTTGCTCCAGGCAGTCCCTACTGCAAGGCGCATCATGCGAAATGCACCAGTCTCGTAAACCCGTTTAAGTTTTAGGTACACGATGAGTATGACCCCCGAAGCTAAAGTTAAAAAGAAAGTATCCGATTTGCTGAAGGGCATCGGTGCGTACTACTTCTATACAGTGACCGGCGGTTATGGACGCAGCGGTGTCCCGGACATCGTCGGCTGCTATCGTGGCGAGTTTTTCGCGATAGAGTGTAAGGCAGGGAAGAACAAACCTACGCCGCTCCAGGAGAAGAACATGAAGGAGATACGCGGGGCCGGTGGGCTGACGTTAATTATCAACGAGGGCAACACGGATGATGTGCTGCGGTTCATTGGCGGCATCATACACGATCCTCGGCAGCTGGAGTTACCACTATGAGTTGGGCGGACAATCCAGCCGAGGTCGGCCACTATCCCGATAACAACCCGAAAACGATTTACGGCGTCCAAAAGCCATCGCTTGGCCTGATCCCGCTTGCCGCCCTGGAAGCTGCTGCCGGCGCGCATCAGCTAGGGGCCGATAAATACGGCCCCTGGAACTGGCGGGAAAAGCAGGTGGCGGCGAGTGTCTATATCCACGCTATGCTTCGCCACATCAAAGCGTGGCAAGAGATCGAGGACCTTGACCCAGAGAGCGGTGTATCGCATCTCGGCCACGTCATGGCCTGCTGCGGTATACTCCTCGACGCCCAGCGTCATGGTAACTTAATTGATGATCGGGTAGTGACGGACAATGGCACTGATAACTCTTGACTTTGAAACGTATTACAGCCGTCGATACTCGTTAACCAAGTATACTACAGAGGAGTATATACGAGACTACAGGTTCGAGGTCATTGGTGTCAGCGTTAAGGTCAACGATGACCCGGTTCGCTGGTTTAGCGGTACCCACGAACAGATCGCCACGTTCTTCAGGCAGTTCCCCTGGGCTTCGTCCGGCGTACTGGCGCATAACGCTATGTTCGATGGGGCCATATTGAGTTGGGTATTTGGCATTAGACCGAAAGCACTATTCGATACGATGTGTATGGGTCGCGCCATCCACGGTGTTGAAACCAGTGCCAGCCTAAAGGCTCTGGCCGAACGCCATGGACTAGGTGTCAAGGGCGACGCTGTGCTGCGAGCCCTGGGCAAGCACCGGGACGAGTTTACCCCCGAGGAGTTGGCGGAATACGGCGAGTACTGCAAGAACGACGTAACGCTGACCTACAAGTTATTCCAGGACATGGTGTGGAAGTACCAATTCCCAGACGAGGAGTTGAAGCTGATCGACCTGACGTTGCGGATGTTCACGGAGCCAGTGCTAGAACTAGACCTAGGCCTGCTGCAAGAACACTTAAACACGTTACAGCAGCAAAAGACGCAGTTGTTAGAGCAAGGAGGCGTCACCCGTGAGGACCTGTTGAGTAATCCTAAATTTGCGGATGTACTTCGTAACTTAGGTGTGGAGCCTCCCACTAAAACAAGTCCACGGACTGGTAAGACGACGTATGCGTTTGCGAAAACCGATGAGGCCATGCGCGCTTTGCTGGAGCACGACTACCCTCAAGTGCAAACGGTAGTGGCGGCGAGGCTGGGCGTCAAAAGTACGTTGGAGGAGACTAGAACACAGCGGTTCTTGGAGATTGCCTCCCGCGGTCTGCTACCGGGGCCGATCCGTTATTACGCTGCGCACACAGGCCGGTGGGGCGGTGCGGACAAAATCAATCTACAGAACCTGCCGAGTCGTGGCGATAATGCTGGGGTGCTAAAACGATCTATTGTAGCGCCCCCTGGCCACCTGCTAGTGGAGTCCGACTCGTCACAGATCGAGGCCCGCGTGCTGGCATGGTTGGCTGAAGAGGAAGAGCTGGTACACGCGTTCACCGTAGGTGATGACGTGTACAAACAGATGGCCGGGTCGATCTACGGCAAAGATCCAGCGGAAGTCAGTGGGTCCGAACGGTTCGTAGGTAAGACAACTATCCTGGGTGCCGGCTACGGCATGGGGTACGTTAAATTTTTGGCTCAGTTAAAGAACTTTGGTGTGGACGACATTGACGAGCATGAAGCACGACGTATCATTCAGGTATACAGGTCTACATATAGTGAGATCGCTCAGCTATGGGCCAACGCGAACCACTCTGTACGTTCGATGGTGAACGATGCGCCAGTGCAGTTCGGCAGGGCCGGGGTGCTCCGCGTACGGGCAGCGGACAACGCAATAGAGCTACCCAACGGACTGTCCCTACGCTACTCAAACCTACGGACACAAGGTGATTGTGATAACCGGCCCGAGCTAGTCTACGACACGCGCCTTGGTCCCACCCGGCTGTACGGTGGGAAAGTTATCGAGAACGTGTGTCAGGCATTGGCGCGGTGCATCATCGGTTGGCAGATGCAGCAGATCGCGAAGAAATATAGAGTCGTGCTAACTGTACACGACTCAGTAGTATGCTGCGTACCCGAAGATGAGATCGCCCAAGCCAAGGATTATGTAGAGCGGTGTATGCGATTAGTTCCTTTATGGGCGACCGGTTTACCTGTAAACTGTGAGGCTAAAACCGGTAAGTCATACGGAGATTGTAAATGAGCGTGACGCCCTGGTCATATAGCCGGATGAAATTGTTTGAGCAGTGCCCCAAGAAATACTACCACCTCAATATAGCGAGAGACTATAAAGAACCCCAGTCCGACGCTATGCGTTATGGTAACGAGTTTCACACAGCGTGTGAGGTTTACATCCGCGACGGTGTAGACTTGCCACCCGCTTTCGAATTTGCACGGGCTACGCTTGACGCGTTAGCAGCCAAGGACGGCGACAAGCACTGCGAATACCGGATGGGGTTAACACATGACCTGGAGCCATGTGGGTTTAGCGACAAAAACGTCTGGTACAGAGGTATTGCGGACCTCATAATCCTTAACGGTGAAGATGCCATGGTCGTCGACTATAAGACTGGCAAGTCCGATAAGTACGCCGACCCCGACCAGCTTGAGTTGATGGCGCTGTCCGTATTTAAGCATTTCCCACAGATCAAACGGGTGCGCGTGGGTCTCGTGTTTTTCGTACCTAACACCCTAATACGGAACGTGTTCCTGATCTCTGACGCTGACAGACTATGGGAACGGTGGTTCAATAATGTGAGTAGGATGGAGCAGGCATTTTCAAACAACGTGTGGAATGCGAACCCAAGTGGTCTATGCCGACGCCACTGTGTCGTGGAATCTTGTGTACACAACGGAAGGAATCAGTGATGCCGTACGTGAATAAACCAAGACCGTACAAGAAAGAATACCAGCAGCAGAAGAGCCGTGGCGAACACGCGGATCGGATGGAGCGCCAGCGAGCGCGACGCGCTATTGACAAAACGGGCGCGGATAATAACCATAATGGTAAGGCTGATCGGCGCGAAGGCAAAGATGTAAGCCACAATAAGCTGTTAAGTAGAGGCGGTAGCAACGCAGACGGTTACCGAATAGAGAGCAGTAGCAAGAATAGAAGCCGTAACGGACATAGCCCCAAAAAGAAATAATGTGACCGTTACCAGCTTGATAATATAGTGAGGACAACATGCAGATAGTTGACAACGATACCATCCGACTAAAATTACGTGACCCTGGACGGGTCATGTCTGCGATACCCTGGTGCACTAAACTAGCAGACGATTCGGTCTTGGTGCCTTGGCAATTAGACGAGCTAAGGGAGCTAAGTGCACTAGATATAAACGTGCCATCACCCATAACGCAGCGGTACGATTGGCCAGGGGAACATGCACCATACGACCACCAACGTGCGACCGCGGGGTTTCTAACGCTGAACCGCCGCGCTTTCTGCTTCAACGAGCAGGGCACAGGTAAAACTGCATCGGCAATATGGGCTGCAGACTTCCTATTGCGGGAAGGGGAGATAAATCGCGTACTGGTTATATGCCCGCTGTCGATCATGGAGAGCGCGTGGCGTGCAGACCTATTTAAGTTTGCGATGCACCGGACCGTAGACGTAGCTTACGGCACTAGGGAGAAACGTAAACGTATTATCAACAGCGGTGTTGAGTTCGTAATTATAAACTACGACGGCGTTATGCCGGTCCGAGACGATATCATCGCTGGCGGTTTTGACCTCATAATCGTGGACGAGGCTAGCCATTATAAGAACGCGCAAACACTAAGATGGAAAAATCTGCATAAGCTATGTACCCCCGACACATGGCTGTGGATGATGACGGGTACTCCCGCTGCACAATCCCCGCTGGACGCATACGGCCTTGCCAAGCTAGTAAACCCTGAAGCGGTACCGAGGGCTTTCGGTGCGTTCAAGGACATGGTCATGTTCCAGGTCACCCGTTGGAACTGGATGCCCAAGTCAACCGCGATTGATACAGTACATCGCGTGTTGCAGCCCGCGATCCGCTACACGAAGGAACAGTGTCTGGACCTACCAGACATGGTCTACACCAACCGGACTGTAGAACTAACACCGCAGCAAAAGAAGTTCTACGAACAGTTACGTAAGAAGTTAGTAGTAGAGGTTGCTGACGGTGACGTAACCGCGATCAATGCTGCGGTATGCGCCAACAAACTCCTGCAAGTAGCGTGCGGCGCGGTCTACACCGACGAACGCGATGTATTAGAGTTTGACGTTAGCCATCGCTACAAGGTGCTTCGCGAAGTCATAGACGAGTCTTCTAAAAAGACGTTAGTGTTTGTCCCATTCCGGCATGCCATCGATATCATCCTGGAGAAGCTGCGAGCCGATGGTATTACCGCCGAGGCCATACACGGCGGCGTTAAAGCCCGTGTACGAACCGATATATTCCGTAGGTTTGAAACGACTGACGCACCGCAGGTGTTAGTGATTCAGCCCCAAGCTGCTGCACACGGGGTTACATTGGTAGCCGCGAACACCGTCGTGTGGTGGGGGCCGGTCAGTTCTTTAGAGACCTATGCCCAGGCAAATGCGCGGGTTCATCGTGCTGGGCAGGACCAGAAGTGTACGGTAGTACACCTACAAGGTGCACCCATCGAACAACGTATTTACAGTATGTTAGGCAAAAAGATCGACATCCATTCCCGCATCGTGGAATTATACAAAGACCTGCTTGCGTAGCAGCTTTAGCTATAATATACGGTATAACCGTAAACCACGGAGGACAATATGGATTTAGATCGACTAACCCGCGTTTTCATAAAGATACGCGATGCTAAGGCTGAATTAGCCAATGCATATAAGATCAAAGACGCAGAGCTTACCGCGCAGATGGATACTATAAAAGCTGCGCTATTAGAGTACTGCGACGAAAATAGTGTGGAGTCCGTCCGCACGAACGAAGGTACGTTTTACAGACAAGTACGTACACGGTTCTGGACTTCCGACTGGGAGTCCCTGCACAAGTTTGTGCTTGAGCACAATGTACCTGAGTTGCTGGAGAAGCGTTTACATCAAGGCAACGTAAAGCAGTTTCTGGATGAGAACCCGGACTTACTACCTCCGGGTATGAATGCGGATTCTGAGTATGTGTTAACAATCCGAAAGAACCGATGATGACTGATGATAAGTTTATATCAACGCACGAGTTCGCCAAAAGGTTGAGCGTAAGTCCGCTGACCATAAGCAAGTGGCTCAAGGGTGGCGCGATCCCTGCTGGTTCGTACATCCGCGTTGGTAAAGTTACCCGCATCAACGAACGGCTCGCTATGGCCGCGCTGATTAACCACGAAGATACAAACACCATGGAGGATACGAACGATGAGTGACCTGACCCTATTTGAGAATATGCCCGCGCTCCCTGCCGATGTACTGGAGCGGTTCAGTACGGTCGATCAACGTGTAGGCGGCGAGGATAGCGTGAATACGCGGCGTCGCATTAGCATCAACGGCGGGCGCTTCCGGGAGATCGTAAACGGTAAACAAGTTGCGGTAAGCAAAGAAGATTGGCTGGACGTAGTGATCGTCGATGGTAGTGCCATCATGCGTAACTACTACTCTGGGCAGTTCGATCCTAACAACCCCACACCACCGGATTGCTGGTCGCTGGACTGCAATACACCAGCTCCTGAAGTACGTGCACCAAAAGCTACGCGCTGTACGGGATGTCAGTTTGACGTAGCTGGTAGTGGGTTTGGTTCAAGCCGCGCGTGCCGGCGTTTTCAACGTCTGGCTGTAGTGCTGGATGGTAAGCTGGATACCATCTACCAATTGCAAATTCCGGCGATGTCTATTTTTGGACAGCCAAACGGACAGAACCTACCACTCCGGGCGTACATGAACTTCCTGCGTTCGCACGGCAGGCCATCCGGTACGTTGGTGACGCGTATCTACTTCGACACCAACTCCAGTACTCCCAAGCTGTTCTTCAAACCGCAGCGCGTGCTCGCTCGGGATGAAGTTGACACGGTGTTTGGTCTGATTGATCTTCCGGAGACTAAACAAGCTATCGAGATGTCGGTGGCTAACATGGACGGTGTTGCAACTAACCAGCAGTCGCGACCGGCAGCGAACGCATCGCCGATGGGGTCGGTAGAGGATGATGTAGAGGAGGACGCGCCTCAGCCTAAGAAGCGGGCTACTGCAGCCAAACCACAACCGGTGGAGCCCAACAAGGATTTGGCGTCACTTGTCGACGAGTGGGATGACTGAGCGCTGTAACCGGTGTTCCGTAGCGGCTGGGGTAAAACCCAGCCGTATTCTTCTCTCGTTGGTAATACCTGATGGACTCACAAACACTCATATCAAGGGCGTTACCAGAACCCGGTTGGTACTGCCTTTTTACGACTATGCCTAGCGCTAACCAGCGCGCGCAGAGATTCTTCCAATCACACGAACAGCTTTTGGTCGCAGCAGAGGAGTACAATGCTCAGGGTTACGACACATTCTTCGGCCTAGCCACGTTCCAGGAACAGGGGAACCGCAGGCAGGACAATGTCGCGTCGCTAAGTGCATTGTTCCTCGACTTGGATTGCGGCACCGGTAAGGGCTATGCGGACCAACAAGCAGCACTGTTGGCACTGCGTGGGTTCTGTAAGGCCCTGGCGCTACCGAAACCTACCATCGTTAGTTCTGGTGGTGGCTTGCACATATACTGGTTCCTGAGTAATCCCCTACCTTGGCGCGAGTGGAAGCGACTAGCTGAGGCGCTGAAGCGTGCCTGTGTGGAGAATAAGCTACATGCAGATCCCGCTGTAACAGGAGATGCCGCCCGCGTGCTGCGTATACCGGGCACCAATAACTATAAGGGCGATGCGCCACGTCCGGTAACCGTGCTGGTCTATAACGAGCAGTGCATCGATGCCGAGGATGTAGCTGCAAAGCTACACGTCGCGGCACCGGCGGCACCGGCTTTAGCGCCGTACGAGGGTCCTGCCGCACCAAATGAAGATAAGCTGCATGCGGTCTATAAAGATAACAGGCAAAGCAGATTCCGTAAGCTGTTTGACCTTACAGTCGCCGGTAAGGGCTGTGCGCAAATCGCCAACATCATAGCGAACCGGGCGACACTAGAAGAACCGCTGTGGCGGGCCGGGTTATCCATAGCTACGCACTGTGTGGATGCGGATAAGGCCATCCATATAATAAGTAAGGGGCACCCCGATTATAATCGTGGGCAGGTGGAGGAGAAGGCTGCCAGGGTGAAAGGGCCGTATACGTGTGCTACGTTCGACTCCCTGCGCCCCAACGTATGTCAGGACTGTCCGCACTGGAACAATATACGTTCCCCCATTACGCTAGCACGAGAGGTCAAAGAAGCGGAAGCTGTCGACGGTATATATGTCGACGTAGAACCAGCTACCGACGTACTTGATGCGGTCGCACCTACTCAAGACCCCGTAGAGCAGTACCATATACCTGTCTATCCGAAACCGTACATCCGTGGAGCCAAGGGCGGCGTATATGTACGCATAGCGAGGGGCGATGAGGTAGAAGAGCGTTGTGTCTACCACAATGACTTCTACATAGTTAAACGCATTCGAGATCCGGAATTAGGGGATGTACTACTCGCACGCCTGCACCTACCTGTGGATGGCGTACGGGAGATAGTTATACCTATGACGGCTGCTACGTCGCGTGACGGCTTGCGGTTAGCATTATCGCATGAGGGTATGACCGTCCTGAAGGTAGACGAGTTAGCCGCTTACGTAATGGCCTGGGTACGGCATCTGGAATTTACCGCAGTAGAGGTAGCACACAATATGTTTGGTTGGACCGACGATACAATGCAGGAGTTTGTGCTTGGGGCAGCGTGCATCTCGGCAAAGGGGCGCACCAAAAACCCCCGCACTAAACAAACCGAGCAGCATTTCTCCGCATTCTCCGCAAAAGGTGACCTAGCCAAGTGGAAGGAGACTGTGGAGTTATGGAACGAACCACGGTTCGTGCTACAGCAATACGTTCTGGGCTGCGGTTTCGGCAGTGTGCTGGTGCCGTTGACGAACGTAAACGCTATGCTCTTCCATATGCACAGCAAGGAAAGCGGCGTTGGCAAAACAACTACGCTGCTCGCCGCCCTGGGCATCTGGGGTGATCCGGACCTAGTACGGTTGAAGGTGGCTGACACCTATAACTTTAAGATGAACCGGGCGGAGGTGTATCACAACATCCCTTGGGGTATTGACGAGGTGACTAATTCTCCGGCCACAGAATACAGCAACCTCTTGTACGATATCACCCAAGGCAGGCAGAAGGGGCGCATGTCCGGAAGCGCTAATACAGAGCGCTTCCAGGGTGAGCCGTGGCAACTGATAGCGCTGACCACGGGCAACGTCAGCGTTGTAGAGCGCCTGCAGGCGGTTAAAGGGTCGCCCCAGGCCGAAGCGCAGCGGGCGCTGGAATACTATGTCCCTAGGTTGTTTCTGGGCGCGCAGAGTAAAACCATCACCGATGAATTTGAGCATAGCATAAAGACTAACTTCGGGTTAGCCGGCCCCGTCTTCGTCCAATACCTGATAGATAACATGGAAGAGGTTAGGGAAGACTTCAAAGCTATACAGATGCGTGTGGACGAGCAGGCAGCTTTATCGGCAGAGAATAGGTTTTGGTCAGCACAAGCAGCCTGCGCCATAGGGGGCCTAGTATTTGCCAAGCGCGCAGGTCTTGTTAACTTCGATGTCAAACCCGTGCTAAGCTGGGTAGTTAACGACCTATTGGTTAAGAACCGCCGCGCTACTGAGGAGATGGTACGCCTACCAGAGGATATTATGGCGGACTTCTTTTCAGAGCACATTAGCAACATACTGCAAATCAAGAGTTCTACCGATAGCCGTAGCACGGACAATCGTATGGACCTGGATGAGACACTAATAATACCGGAACAGGTCGCCCGCGGTAAGCTGGTCGCGCGTTATGAGACCGATACCAAGAAGTTCTTTGTGAAGACTAATGAACTACGGGCGTGGTGCGCAGACATGCAATATAACTACGGTCAACTTGTGATTGGGCTAAAACAGTATCACGAAGGTGTCTACAAAAAGGTGCGGCTTATGAAAGGTACTAATATGTCTATGCCCGCAACGGACGTTGTGGTCATGCGGTTTACCGGCAATCCAACGGTGGCGCAGGGTGAGTCAGAGCATGGAACGCAGGATACCTGAATACGTAACCATCTACCCGGACGGGGTACCTATAGAGATTAGACTACGAAATATGTCTGTGGGGGCCTCAGTGTTTGTACCCTGTCTGAACATACCCCGCGCTACCACTTTAATACGTACTACCTTAGCGAATTTAGGATGGTCCGCTAGTGTGCATCCATCCACACAAGACAACATTTTAGGGGTTCGCTTCTGGCGTACAATGTGATATACAGCCTATGGTTCATCCGAACCTTCATGTTTGTCCTCCCCACGTTTGGTTACCAACTTACCCCCGGCCTCAAAACCGGGGGTATTTTCTAATCCGCCTGCAAGTACCTACCAGCCAATATCGAATGCGCGTGTGTACGCATTCATGTGGTCCCTTACGTCGCCCCATAGATATTTAGGTATCTCCACACCGTTGACTGTACGGGCCGTGGTTTGATAGTTCGCTTTTAACGACCGCCGGACACTATCTACCGTTATCGCCTGCGATGGATACCTGCGATTGAACTCGCGGGCCTCCTGTATACCTTCTCTGTATGCGGCTGTATCTCCGCGCGCATGCGCTAGGTATAGCTTACGGTAGATACGACTACGCTTTTGTGAGGGCACGTTCTTCATGTCCACCTTACGGACATTGTCCTCCAGGATGCGGGTGTACTCGGATGGCGTGAAACCAAACAACTGCCCGAACAGCTCACCCCCACTGAGGTCTCCGTAGATAACGTCGTCCCGTTTGGTCCGTATACCGCCCTCTGCGTAATACCGATGGGTCTTGAGCACATTGGCAAGCGCTGCAGGTAAGAACTTCTCTATGCCGCGCTCGATATTACCTTCCTGCAGATCTCTGTAGCCCCGCATAGCACGTTCGCCCAGGCTGATCGCGGGTCCACCCAGATACAGCCCGAACAGCTCCGAGATGGTAGGATCGTCCACGTATTTGTTTTCTTGGAGTAGCAACCCGCTTAACCGCGTACGGCTTGATATATCTACGTCCAACAGTGCCGTGAGCGGGCCCTTGAAAAGACCTTCACCAGTGTACTTCCGCACCATGGTGTTGAAGTCGTCTTCGTCTTCGCCCTGGAACAGGGTGTCGTAGAGCAGTTGTACAGCACCATACAGCGGCAAACCATACATGCCGGAGAAGAACAACGAAGTACCGGTCAGGCCGAACAGCTGCCGCGCGGCTATTCTCCGGAGTTCCCTACTCTTTGCATCTGTGCCGGGGAACGCGTTGTCTATAAGCGTCTTGGCGGTACGGAACATAGTGGTATACATGTTTATACCATAGCTCTTATACATGAGCGCTACACGACCTATGCCCTGTTGCGCTATACGAGGCCCGGTCTCAGAGAACATAGCGCCGTTGAGTTCCCGCACCGCACGCAGCGCGGTTTGGGTTGCAGTATCCACGTCCTCCCCTGCCGCTCGGGCTAGTTTATAAGCGGTTATCAGAGAGACCTGCCTGTTGAACTGCTCCGACCGGTTAAACATGACCGCGCTAATCGCTGTTACCTTATCCAGCGGGGACTGCTCTGCTCTTTTAGCAGTTACACCCAACGCGTCTGACAGGATATCGTTGGTCATAACGCCGTGGCCGATAGCTGCAGCCACGACCGGTTTAATGTCTTCCAGCTCTTGCTTCTGACGCTGGTCCAAGCCCAGATCGCTGCGTACCGTCAGCTCACCCTTGTCGTTAGCCGTATAGTACAGATCTAGACCGTCTGTTAGGCGTACACGGGAAGCTGCACCGAGTCTACCTCCAGACGGTCCACGCCTAGCGCCTACAGTAGACCCGTTAACAATACGGATCGCATCAAAGATAGCGCTTGTAGTCTCTCCCCAACCATACTTGCCGCTCAGCATTGGGTACAAGAACATCGGGACCTGAGACATCTGCACGACGGCGGAGGACACGTTTCCTCCCAACGTCCATAGAAAAGCACCTTGCGTAACCCTACGCACGATAGCTTCCGAGTCCTTATTTTTAGCCCCGGAGCGTATATACTCCAGGCGCTTCTTGAGCTCAGAAGCTACAATCTCCGGTGCCTTTGCGTTGAACAGCGCGGCTTCCATGGCACGCCCCGCTTGGGACTTTGCCGCGCCTCCAGTAGGTACATTCTTCGGCGCTGCTTCAAGGTATTTAGGCAGCTCAGCCTCTAGTGCGTGTATATCCACCGAGGATCGGAGCTTCGCGATATCGGCAGCAAGACCATACGCTTTTTTACGGAACGCGTGCATGACATCTGTCTCGTGCCCCGCGTAGTCTTTCCGACGCTGCAAGGAACGAGCAAAAGACGATTCAGGCATTAGGTTTACGAAGTTCTTTAGCAGTTCTTCTACCTGAGCGTTACGCTGCTGCCTCCACGCAGATAGCGCGGCAGGGTCCGCGGCGATATCCGCTGGTGGCTTGGCGCGTTCCAATAGCTCTACGGTCTGTTTAATTACGGGGATAGCGCTTTTCCCTCCGCTCAAGGAGGCCAAGCTGAACTCTTTGTTCTCCACGCGTATAGAATTACGATCTATTCCAGGGTTAGCCCTAGCGAGCTTTTCCGCACGCTCCCAGGCCCCGCGAGACTCAAACATCTGCACGACGTAGGCATCTTGTTTCGACAGGGCTGGGTCCGTCAAAATATATTCCAGGCGGTACTTACCTTCCCGGTTTAGCGGGAAGTACTCTTTACGCTGCCCATGGAAGAGCCGCTCAATAAGCTCATTCTTGACGGTGGGGGTCATGTCCGTGCCTTCGGCCAGATCGTCAAGCCGTGCTATGAACACAGCGCGAAGCTCTGCGTATTGCCGCGCGTACTCATCCCGTAGGAGTTTATAGAGCTTCGGACCGTTGGCCCCTGTGGCCCGCAGTACGGACTGCTGCGCGTTCCATACCGCTAGCTTAGCCGAGTCGTTCCTATACGCTCGGGCAGCCTCCGCGGCGGTGAGCGTGGGGTCTACCTGGAAAATGGTAGCGCCGTACTCACGGCTATAGACGAGATCGTCGAGCGCAGCCTGCTGCGCATATGTCATACGTTTGTGGAGGCCTTCTGCTTTCTTAGCAACAACGTCGACGCGCTTCCTTGCTATTGCAGTGGCTGCACGCGCATTCTCCGCCGCCTTTAACACCCGGTGCCCAATATCTCTAAGCCCCACCGCCTCTGCCATGTCCGCAATAGTGTGCAGGGGTGCTGCGGCTGAATAGAAAACCTTGGCTTTCTCCGCAAAATTCCCGAACAGGAAGCTGCGCATGTCATCAAGGCGATCTTGCTTAGGTAGTGTTGGGATACTTTTTACGGCTTTACCCATACCGCCCATGACCCCTGCAACAGTAGAACGGTTTCCGTCTATCGGAGTTGCAGGCATAGCGTACGGGTCGATACCCGGCACAGGGGACGCTGGGAACAACACGGCATCAAGCAATTGGTCCGCACGGCGTAACATATCCGCACCGCGTGGGGGTGGAGCTATCCCAAGCAGGAGTTTTTTTACCAGATCAAAGAAGCGGGTTAGGACGCCAGGGTTGTGTGCTTGCAAGTGCTGCCGGAAGCTAGCATTACCCATAACTTCCGAGGCAAACTCGAATACGTCTCCCAGCGCGTTAATGTCACCGAAGCTACGTTTTAGGTCGCCCTTTGCATCGTTGAACAATTTAATCAGCGCCTTAGCTGCAGGAGTGCTACCTCCGTTAGCCAGTGCTCGCACGGTGGCCGCATGGGCCATCTCATGGAGTAATACAAACGGGTTTATACCCCGCTCGGCCTCCAAGTATATCGTGTTCGTTGCCGGGGTATAGATCCCCACTACCTGCCTACCATTCAAGAATAACGTGGGCTCCACGAAGACGTCTACAGACCCCACATACTCTGCTAGCTTGGTCGCTAGATTTCTTACAAACGGGTCTGGGTGAAACCGGGCTAGGATCTCCACCGCACCGCGCAGGTTGTTGTTCTCTACAGCGTGTTTGAAACCTTTGGGTACGATAAACATGCTCGTAGGAAGCATACTATCTGCGCCGGGGTAAGCGCGGCCTACGAAATCCCCAGTCCGCGCCATATCCTTGGCGTGCCTCTGAAGGTCCCTAAATACGCGCAGATCAGACGAGCTTAATAGGCTTACTAGTCGTTTAACCACTTCATCAAGAAGCGTTGCATCTGCAGGGTTCTTAGGTACCGCCACATCAGTAGCAACCTGCGCTAGTGTGTTTTTTAAGTCGCCGTTGGTAATGGGTTTTATGGACGCTAGATACGTGTTCGCATCATCAGAGAGGTCCTTACTCTTGCCTTCGATGACGTCGTTTAATTCTCTATTTTCTGTTTCCGCAGATAGTTCTGCCTTGGAACTCAGGGCAGTGGGGACCTTGACTAGCAGTTTAGGCAGCTGTCTCCTCGACCGCTCAAGTTTCCTTATGTCGGGCGTACTAGGTTCAGGTTTGGGGGCTGCTCCCTTGGGGGCTGTTCCCTTGGGGGCTGTTCCCTTGGGGGCTGTTCCCTTGGGGGCTGTTCCCTTGGGGGCTGATTTAGTGGCTACTGGAGGCTGCTTTGCCTTTTCTCCATCTGAAGATCGTCCAGGAACTCCTTTACCGCGTCCCACTCTTCTGGGTGTAGTCTCTCCAGCTCCGGGGGTATTGGCAGGTTGTGGTGAAGTACCAGTAGCGCCAGTTCCATCTCCTCCTGATCTAGGTGAAGGTCGCTTTCGTGCCTCAGGCTTGCTACCTGTTTTACCAGCACCCGGAGCAGACGATTGGTCTCGTTCTGTGCTTCCAAAATCTTGGCCTGTAGAAGCAGCGGAAGGCTCTCCTTCAGTTCCCGCATTAGGCGTACCTTTCTCTAGATCTAGTTTAAGCTGTTCGGGTTCCGCAACCGCTGCCTCTGAGTCGCGCCTATTTCGTCTCGCATACATACTCTTAGCGGCGCGGTCTAAGGAGTCGCGCGTTATGCCTACTTCCCGCAGGACATCAGCTACAGATGCCTTGCGACTCTTAGCTATGCTAGTTAGCGCCTTATCGACAGCCGCTTCCGGGAACAACTTACCTTTAGTGATGCTTGTTTCGATATTATCTAGGATTCCGGACAGTACCGTAGCCGTTGGTGCAGGCGGTCCAGCCGTACCCAGTGATTCTAAGTCCGGGAATAGCTCATACGTCTCATCGGTACCCGCAGTCCTCCGCTGCTTTTGCAGCGCGGCGTACTCTGCCTCCCCTACAACGCTTTTTTCCGGCGTCGGCTTTTGGGGTCTCGGAGATAAACGTAGCTGCCTAGGGTCCGGTGTCGTTGCCTCTTGGGCGAGTTGCGCCTCATCTGGTCTTGGGGTTGCGCCGAGAAGACCGCTACCTTTTTTACCAACGGCGAGTAGCCTCCTAGCAGCATCGTTTAAGTATCCGTAAGTTACGCCTGCATCCCGCATAACAGCAGCTGTGGATGTCTTACGGCTTCTAGCCATGCTAGTTAGCGCCCTATCAATAGCATCTTTTGGCGCTAATTTATTTCTAGTAAGACCCGTGTTAATTTTCTCCATGATCCCGGATAGTACCGTAGCTGCTGGTGTAGGCGGTCCAGCCGTACCCAGTGATTCTAAGTCCGGGAACAGCTCATACGTCTCACTAGTACCCGCAGTCTTCCGCTGCTTTTGCAGTGCGGCGTACTCTGCCTCCCTCGCAGCGCGTTCGTCCAGTGCCGTTACTTCCGGGAGCACAAGCTGTTCTGGTTCCGTAACCGCTGCCTTCGGTTCCGTAGCCACTGCCTCTGGTGTCGGAGCTTTTGGCGCAGTGCCCAGTGATTCTAGGTCTGGGAACAGCTCATACGTCTCACCAGGGCGCGCAGTCCTCCGTTGCCTTTGCAGCGCGGCGTAGTCCGCCTCTCTCGCAGCGCGTTCCTCCGCAGCGCGTTTCTCTTGCGCTAAGAGTTCCGGGAATACAGGCTGCTCAGAGCCTGGGATCGCCGCCTCTCGGGCGCGTTGTCCCTCTACTTCCTCCGGGGTGATCTCGCCGTCCCTAGGTACAAACAATCCGCCCCGTTCCGGAGCTGCGCCGACGAAACTCCTACCCTCCCCATCACCTTTGTATAGTTTCCTAGCAGCGGTATCTAAGTAGTCGCGAGATACGCCCACTTCCTGCAGGATAGCGTCTATAGATGTTTTACGTTCCTTGGCTACATCAGTAAGAACTTTATCGACAGCCGCTTCTGGGAACGCCCCAGCTTTGGTAACTTCCGATTCAACTCTATTTATGATCCTGGACAGTGCCGTAGCCGTTGGCGCAGGCGGTCCCTCCGCACCCAATGCTTTTAAGTCCGGGAATAGCTCATACGTCTCACTAGTACCCGCAGCTCTCCGCTGCTCTCGCAGTGCGGCGTACTCTGCCTCCCGCGCAGCGCGTTCCTCCGCAGCGCGTTCCTCCGCAGCGCGTTTCTCCGCAGCGCTATCTTCCGGCGTACCGGTGGTTGACGCACCACGTCCACCCCGCAGCAACAACCCGAGCACTGCGCCGGCGATACCGCCAACCGCGCCTTCTTTTAACAGGCCCGCGTCCACAAGTTCGCGCTCCGGGTTGTAGCCTCGCTCGATCATGTTTTGGAGGAAGCCCTGCACGACCTCTTGTCCAGCTTCAACCCCACCCGAGGCGAGGGCGTCTATCGCACGATCACGGAACCCTTCAATTGTGTCTTTACCCAGCTTGTCTACAAGATCCGATACGCCCGGAATACGTAGGGCTTTGACAAATCTACCATATGGCACGACGTCTATCAGACCAAGCGGAGCACCCTGGCGTGTGGCTAGGTTACGCTCCTCCAACGTGGCACCCGCCGCGCGTGCGCGTTCGCTAGCCTCGCCAGCAGACGCACCGACTCCGAGCAGCCCGGCTAGTCCCAGACCACCAAGTAGGGCGGGGGCCCCGGCGGTACCTGCAACTGCAGCGCCCGCCAGACCCGTACCTAGCCCAGCCAGTACGGAACCGATACCGCCACCGATATCGGCGGCAAAACTATCCTTTTCGGTTTCTGGTTTTATAGACTTCGCAAAACTCTGGATAGCATCGCGGACTTCGCTTTCGTCCTTTTCTTCTAAAGTAGTGGCCGCGCCTAACGCTGCGCTCTCAAAAGTATCAACGGCACCGCGACCGATACCTCGGATGAAGTTGCCTATCAGGCTGTAGTCCTGCTCCGCGACCGTCGGGGGCGCGACTCTGCGGGGCACGTCCCCAAAGCTAGGAGCAAACTGCCCTGCGGCACGCCTGCGCTCAGCAAACTGCCTGTACGCGGTGTACCGTACCTGCTCTAACGCATTTACAGCACTCATATCGTTAGCGGCCCGCGCTTGCGCTATGGCGCGATCTAACTGCTCAATAGTTACAGTATCTGCACCATTACCAGCGTCAGCCATGGGATATACCCCCTGCTCTATTTCGGCTGTTGTTTCTGAAAGTATTTCCCAAGGTTAGGGTTTTCTTTCAGCAAATCTGCTATATCTACATTACCTAAGTTAGCGGCGTTAAAGCTCATGGCTTTTCCACCTAGCGATACTATTATTTGCTGCATAGCATCTATTGCTTTTATCAAATCAGAGTCATTTATCGACATCACCGCAAGTGCGTTTGCCTTTTGTGGGGATATAGGGTCAACTTGTTCGCCAAGCCCAATTGCTTCTTTGTTCAACCTCAAGATGTCGGCGGTCCGCTTGGTTACTTCAGAAACCGCCAGCGATATCATAGAACCGGTCTGGCCGTATAGCTTCACTATATTGTCTCTGTTGCTCCGAGCATCCGCTCTATTCTGCTGAAACTCGGCTAGCGTCCTGTTTGCATCAATTGTAGCCTGCTGTATTGCCTCATTGCTCGTTATGCGTCGCATATCAACACCTGCTTGCAACAACGCTCTTTGCCAATCCACAGCTATCCTTCTGTCGTTTGTGATAGCGTTTACTGTCAGCTCTTTGATCTTGAGATAGTTTTCCATATCTTTGATAGCGCTTTCAGTGGCGGCTTTCGCCAGATCGGTGTCTCGTGCACGACCTTCCTTATACAGCCCGTACACCTGCATAAGATCTTGGCGATCTCGCAGGCTCTCTCGGTCTAGGCCGCCTATGTAAGCCCGCGCAAAATTACCGTAGCCACCAGAATTACCCTTAGTAGCTTCACCGGCGAAGCGTATAAACTTGTTAAAGAAGGCGCTATCTTGTGCCTTCCGTTTATCCTGTAGAGCAGTAAGTCGTTTCTCAAAGTCAGCGTACCGAGCAGCCTCGTCGGCACGTCCGAAACGCTGGTCATACTCTGCTTGCCGTTGCGCCTGATCCACCGGTGTTTGTTTATCCAGACCTGCTAGTCCGTATTGCTGAAGAGTGTTGGTGCCGTCGCCGTATGGGGCCCCCTTCATAAGTTGGCTTATACCGCTCAGGTCGGTCGGTGGTATCATCGTGCGCGGGAGATTGATGTTAGGATCGCTGACAGAGGCGGCGGCAAGGGCAGGGGCAGGGGCAGGGGCAGAATCGTCGGCAGGGGCGGTGGTGCGGTTGTCAGTGGCAGGGGCGGCGGCAGAGGCGCCACCAGAACCAGGAACATCTGGGGGGGCGATGTAGGGGAAATCGCCCGGATAGTCTTGTCGCCGCGCGTCGATAAACCCGTTTAGCTCGTCCAACCTCTGCGACAGTTTCTGTACGAGCCTGTCCACGTTTTCTTTCGCGGTAGCGCGCCCGCCAGGGCGGTGAAATTCAGGGTTGTAGGAAGGATCCTTCGGTATCCATTGACCATATTCATCTGGCTGAGCTATATTTGATAGCTTATCGACTATTTTAGCGCGCTCTTTCTTGTACGCTTCTTCCGATTTATCTCTTAGGTACATCCCAGGGACGTCACCGCCGCTGGCGAGGCTCACAATACCACCACCGGCCATACGTGCGGTGGGCTGCGTAGGCTGTGGGGTGCGGGGCGCGTTAGGGGGCGTGAGAGATTCAAGACCTTGGGGCTGGCCGCCACCAGCCGCGACACGTTGCAGGTTCTTTTGTTGCTGCGTCTGGATAGTCTTACCAATACCACCCAACTGCTGTGCCATCTCGTCCTTGGTCATACCAAGGGCTTCTTGCTCCAGCTGCTGCTTGATCGTGCGCGGGTTCTGCTGCATTGCTGCCTGCAGTTCCTGCTGCGCTTTTTTCTTCTCCGAAGTCAGCTTCTGTAGGGCCAGTAGGTCTAGCAGCTCTTGATTGGACTGATAGCGTTTCTGCAACGCACCGGGATTCGCCCGGTATGCGTCCATACGGCTAGATACTTCCTCGTTAAGATTTATAGCCATTACTGGACCCCCTATATGCCCTGTAGATCTTCTGGTAATAGATCCAACCCACCGCTGCTTGCACTGCCCGTACCGCCGAACAAGCTCTGAAGGAGATCCCCTATACCCCCTTGCGAAAGGAGTGATGTTATATCTGCCCCACCGCCGAGCAATTGGGTGAGGTAGCTAGGCTCCGCGTAATTAGTATTGGACGCTGCGATAGGGAGCCCCTGCAGTAGAGACTGCATATACTGGACTTGTTTATAGGGGAAATCCCGTTCCTCCAGGAATTGTTGCATATCAGCAGTTACGCCCGCCTGTTCGATATCGCGCTGAACCTGCCCCGCATTCTCTTGTCGCTGTAATACGTTTAGACCATATTCGTTGATAGCAGCCTGCGCAGCACGCTGCCTGTCCTGTTCAGTATTAAACTGTCCGAGCCCTTGGGTGTACGCCTGTTGGTAACCCTGCCCGGTGATGTCTGCCAGATTGCGAAGGAGATTGCGGTCTAGTTCAGATTCCATAACCGCTTGACGCCCACCACCGAATGCGCCGGCCTGGGTAAGCCTAGCTGCGTTCTGCACGCGCTGAACCTGCGCCTGCCGCCGCGCTTCCGCAAGCTGAGGCTCCAACGCCGCTTGCAAATATGGACTCATATATTGCTGGGCGACACCAGGATCAGTGAAGACTTGCGGGGTATAAGTACCCATACGCTCAGTGGGCACCGCAAGGTTAGCCAGACCGGAGAACGCCTGCTGTTGCATGGCGGACTCACCGGCAGTAAGCGGTCCAGAGTAGGCTTGGTAGGGCTCGTAGGACTGGGCCCAACCTTTGGATAGCATGTCAGTTACGTATGGGCCTACCCACGTTGAGAGCGAGGACTCTTTACCAGTCGCGGACCCATCGGTCGTCCCAGTCGTCCCAGTCGTCCCAGTCGTCCCAGTTGTATCATCAGGCATAATTCACCTCACACAGGCATTACGGATTTAGGATTGACTTGCGGCGCTTGCTTCCTGCGCCCTGTCCGCTGCTCTCTAATACGCGCCATCATCTCATCCAGACGCCTCGCCCCGGCATTGGAGTTCCCGTTACCTAAATGACTCACTACGTCGGCAGGTATTACAAACTCGCCATCGCTAAGGGCGGCTTCCTGGGTACCGTTTATATTAGCAGGTACCTCGTCGGCCATACCGTCAGTATTGCCAGCTAAGTATTTACCACGCCGCAGGCCCATTATACCACCGTTAGCAGCAGTCTGCACGGCCATGGGTGGTCGTACTACTGCGGGGCGTAACTGCCGCGCCGGGTTCTGTAGGTTATAGCGGGCTAGGGGTTCCCGTTGCGCTACGTCCGCTGCCTGGGCCTCTGCCAACGCCTCGGCGTTACCCTGTGGTACGTACTGTTGGTCGGTGAAATACCTACGCCCACTACTGCCCGGACGCCGGTTAGGGTCATACGTATACTGCAAGGGCGGCGCACCACGCGGTGCGGATGCCATATCTGCGCCGAGTGGTGGAGCAGGTGGTAGGATCGCGCCGGGGACTTGGCTACGGACCATATCCCTGCGGGGGATACCCCCTTGGTACCCGACCCTTGTTACTTGCGGCCCCGTTAGCCCCGCTTCGTTGGCTAGGTACCCAAGACCCAGCGTCCCTGCCGTTTGAAGCAAACTACCGCCAACAGTGTTAGAGCCAAATAAACTACCGAGGCCCCCCAATATATCGCTACTACCAAAACCAAATGGTTCTGCGACCACATCTACAATATCGCTAAGCCAACTCATCACGTATCTCCCAGGATGCGCAGCAATCTATCAGTATCACTATCGATTTGTCCACCGGATACATAACCCCCACTAGCTCCAAACAAACCCCTAGCGGATGGATTGATTGTCTGCGCCTGTGGTTGCGGTCTTGGTGTCCCGTATACCAAATCTCTGAGGCCGCCACCCGCCCCTGAATAAGGAGAAGGGAACAAGCGTTCTTGTTGCGGAGTAGCAAAGATACTACTCCAGTCATACACATAGTTCAGATTTACCGGGGACGGTGCCTGCGCCGCTGCGCCGCTAGTCCCTACAGCCCCACCACCCGTTGGTTGGGTTAGCAAGGTTGTAAGCAGTTGCTGTTGAGCGAGCTTGTTCTGCTGCGCTAGTTGCGCCGCTGCAATCTGCTGCTGTTGGAGCGCCAGCTCGTTAAATAACCCATATATACCGGTACCAGCGAAGCGGGACGGGTCAGGGATATCGAAAGCAAGCCCCGTTTGCATACTTGTGAGAGTATCGAGGTCTGTCTGGTCTACGACACCGTCAGCGTTGGTATCGTAATCTAGTACCTGTTGCTCATTTGCAACAGCGTTGCCCGCAATAACGTCTACAACGAAGTCAATATCAGTTTGGGTTACTTGGGCTGCGGGCTTCCCGATATAGTCCGCAATAAGCTGTACCTGATCGGATAGGTCGGTAACCTGCCCACCGACATCAGAAATCTGACTGGCAAGCGCGTCCCTAGTAGTCCCCAGCTCCGCAAGTAAGGTCTCTTCAGTGGTACCTAGAGTAGCGGCAAGGTCTGCAATTGCTGCATTAGTAGCAGCATCGGCAGTAGCACCAGCGGCACGGTATTGTTCGATAAGATCAGTAAGGGCGGTAAGTTGGCTCCCAACACCCGTAAGACCCTCACTTATATCACTAGCGAGGTCCGTTCTTAAGGTGTTAACGATATCTTGCGCACCCTCTAGGAGGGTTTGACCCTCGGGGATACCTAATAGCGTACGAACCGCATCGGTATTTAAGCTCTCAGGGAGCGTTATATTAGAAACTATATCCGCAGCCAGCGTGTTCCTCATATAGCTGACTAGATTGGTATCATCGTCTATGCCGAGTAAAGTCTGTACAGCTCCGCTTATATCCAGATCAGTCAACACGCTGGTCAGGGCGGTTTCTAAATCTGCAGTAGTGAGTACCGTAGGCAACTTCGCAGCAATACCGTCAACAATATCGGTGCGCAGTGTGGCTAGATATCCGCTAAGTACGGTGGTTAGATCCTCGTCTTCCGCAATCCCGAGAAGCCCCCGCGCTGCCGTAGCGTCTATACCCGCTAAAGTACCGGCATCCTCTATGGCAGTAGTTACTGCGGCAGCTATGTCGCCAGTTGTCCACGAACTGAAATCAGCGGGGAGGTAGCCCGCAACAGACTCCAAGAAGTTATCTTTAATAGTGGTAACCGTATCAGTGAGATATGTGGCTATATCCTGTGGTTCACCATTTTCGTCGTTAGGGATATTAAGTATGTTACGCACATCTTCGGAAGTCAGGAAAGACCCTACACCCAACGTATCCAGCGTGTCGGCTATAGCTGTCCGTACAGCATCAATTGTAAGGTTATTAGATGCAGCGTCATCAGTCGGGTCTACCGTATCCCCTACCGTATTAATGGCTGTCCCGACACTATTTAACAGCTCTAGGCTCAGTTGGGATTGGAAGTAGTCAAACAGGTTTTCATCGGTATCCTCCGCGATGCCCAACGTGCTATACACCACGCTAGCGTCTGCACCTGTATCTGCAGCATATTGTGCTACGGCGGCGCGCAGGGCACTAGCGATATCAGCGCTACCAGGAGCAACAGCGCTAAGATTATCTAGGACGCCGGTACGGGTATCCTCCGTAGTAATACGCCCCATAATAGACGATACGTAACCATCCAGAGCATTGCCTAGAGATGCACGCTCTTCATCCGTGATGGATGCCCCCTGGGAGTCCAGAGCGTAAAGCACATCTACGATCTCAGCTCGTTCGGCAGCGGTCAGCCGATCTACTGGAAGATCGCTGTACCCCAGGGTGTCATTGATAAGGGATCCCAAATTATCATCAATGGCTTGCCGTACAGCTGTCTCATCTACCGTCGTCTCATCTACCGTCGTCTCATCTACCGTCGTCTCATCTACCGGCGTCTCATCTACCGGCGTCTCATCTACCGGCGTCTCATCTACCGGCGTCTCATCTACCGGCGTCTCATCTACCGGCGTCTCATCTACCGGCGTTTCTGGCAGTGGGTGGTTCTCTGCATAGGTCACCACCACGTCCGCAACTAGTGCAGGGGGCTGTCCAACTAAACTATCTATGAGGCCCGGATCAGTCTCCGCAACGTCATTTGCGCTATACCCAGCCTCTGCAAATGCATATATCGCTTCAGAGGTAGAAGTTAGGTTTGGATCAGCGGTGTAGATAGTGCTTAACACCGCAGCCGTAAGCGCTGCTCCAGTAAGGCCAGCGCCGGATAATACCTCCGTGATAGTAGTCTCATCCGGTGTACCGGAATCAACAGCACTGGAATACATATCGTGTACGTCGGGATTGGTCCGTATAAGGGCATCGACGATAGCATTACCCGTAGACTTCAGTATTTTACCTGAAGCACTAATACCGATTGCGCTCCCCGATATAGATCCACCTACAACAGCCCCCAAGAATGTGGCGCCAGCTACGTTACTAGCCACGTCTATGCTTGGATCAATCAGAGATAAAGTACCAGAAAGATATGCTTCCGTAATACCTTCTTCGACGCCTTCGGTGGCAGCTCCGAGCGCTACAGAAGTAATATAGTTGCCGACCGTGCCGCTGACAGACTTATCCCCAAACACGGCCTTTCCTAAGGCTAGACCACCGACCCCCATTGAGGCTAGCGTTGCATACGCACTGACTAAGCCAGTGTTACGCGCTACGTCTAACGCATACGCGTGGACCTCGTCGGCTGACGCCCCTGGGTTTATCTTTAAGTACGTATTTGACGCGCGCTCGTAGGCTTCGTTGGCCGAACCACCAAATGATTCTGCTATGTTTGACACCGCAACGGCTGTAAGGGCCGCCGTGTTGCCCATACGATTAACTATAGCCGCGGCTGCATCGTCGCCTACCTTTCGCATTGCTGCTAGACGCTGAGCGTAGGACATCGCTTTTGTGATGAATTTGGCAGCGCTACCTATAAGTAGCGGACCCAGCTCTTGGATACCCTCTTTTACAACTATCTCCCCAAAAAACTCTACTGGGTGCGCGTAGCCAGCTTCTACTACGTTTCCTATTGTTGCCGCTGCCCGCTCATACCAAGGGAGTGTCGGGTCTATAGACTGCCCCAAAGCATCCTGCATCGCTTCGATGCGTTGCGTGCGGTCGGACGGGGTAAGCGCGCCACCTATCGCTAAAACCTCGGTAGCAAACCTGCCAAGAGCCGTATCTGCGCCTACCGTATTGACGGCATGAGCCGCACCCGCATAGTTATAAAGACTCTCACCTCCGGCCCTTATAATTAACGACGCCGCGTACGCTATGTTTGGATCTCCGGTAGCTTTTGCTGCATCGCTTATCGCGTTAAGCGAGCTCAGCATGGTACTTACGATACCGTCGCCAAAGGCATCTACCTGCGCTCCAATGTCAACCCCAATAAGATTAGAGACAGCGTCAATAACCGCTTGGTCGGTTTGTCGTATAGACTCAATCGATTCTGGATCGTAGGTTTGTAGAACAGCATAAGGAAAGATTGCGGCGAGGGCTAGGCCCTCGCTTATTGAAGCGGATATTTGGTTGAGGGTATCCGCAATGACGGAGAGGCTGTCAAGGGCCGTCGAGGGCGCATCACTATTTTTAATAGTCTGAAATGTGACGGGCCCGTCACCCAATATCTGCCCCAGGACAGAGTCTGGTAAGCTACTAGCTGAAGCTTCAAACTCCGCTACCTTAGATCCAAATACAGAGGGGAGAATGAGGGAACCTTCGTTCAGTATCCACTGACCGTTTTCGTCTTGCGTAGCTATCTGCGATAGCTCAGCGTAGAGCGTTTTATAGGTATTTACAACATCGCCATCCACTACTACTTCAGTAGTCGTAGGAGTAGCAGTGCCGTCAGGCGTTTCTGGCGATGTTGTGGTAAATTTGTACGTAAGCATACCTGGGTTTTCCAGATCAGGCGCTTCCGTTACCGTAACTTCATTACCATTCAAATCGTAAAAAGTAGTCTGGGTAAAATAGTCAACACCAGCACCTAGGCTGGGGTCCACCGCAATTGAGATCCTGCCCCTTACCGGGTCATAGTACTCTTGGCTTTGCCGGAGCTGCCACTGTTTATTACCATTCGCTAAGGTCACTAACTGCGCACGGCCCGTAAGAACGTGGACAAGGCTTACACCGTCTGCATAAGTGGTCGTGTCGTTGGGTGTGTAGTAGTTAGCCGCCGTGGATAATAGTGTAGATACCCGCTGCGGGTTAGCTTCTAGATTAGCAAGAAACAGATCCTTTTCTTGCTGGGTCAACACCCGATTAGGCTCGGTAGAACTTATCTGCAGTAGGTCACGGACGTAGGGGGTATCTAAAGTAGCATTAACAGCCACGTTGCGAATTACTATCCCAGCCGACTCTTTAGCGAGGTAGCCCAACATGCCATATTCGGGGTTATTAACCGCGTCTAGGACGTTAACAAACGGGGCGTTTGGTGGATTTTGGCCGTCATATACGGCGCGGACTACCCCCGATACAACATTACCACCGACCCGTATCGTGTTCTCGTTGACTACGGAATTAACGACGGACATGATACTCTCACGCATACCCGGAGAGAGGATCTGTTCGGAAAAATTGTAGTCCGCGTTTAGGCGGTCGATTACCTCATTATATACCTGCGTCTGCGCTGTACGTAGAGTTGTGTCACGGTCTGATCGCGAGGTGAACAACCCTGCGGCGAGACCAGTTTCTAGGTAATGGGTGTACGCCTCGTCTGTGGTTATATTATAGCCCCAAGTCCCCGACCCATAGTCAAACGCTGCGTTACCAATCGACTGACGGTAAAAATCAGGGTCAAAATTGGGGCTAGCGGACAGGGCAAGGGCCCGAGTCACGGTAGGTACAAAAGTTGTCTCATAGTAGTCTTCAAACCCGGGCACAGAATTAAATACCGCACCCTGCGCTTCCAATAGGGGGGCCTGCAGCGATACCAATGCCGCTGATGCTTCGTCAAAAGACGTCTTTAATCCGTATATATAATTGCTAAACCCTATGGTGAAGTTATCTGTGTATCCGAGATCGGTAGATCCAGCCTCAAGCGCGGTGTTTCCTGTACTTAATATGATATTTAAGGCGTCAGTCCCACCGGCTGCCACCGCAGTCTTATAGTCTGCTAGAGCTTGTTTAGCGGCGGCAGCGGACGCTGCTGCTCCAGAATTAAGCACTGTCTCCGTAAACGTCTTCCTCTGTGGGTAAGGGTCCCCTTCAGGTCCGGGGTCTACCATCACAGTTTCGGTACGCGTGACAGTGTGGTAGTGAGAATCGATTTCGGCCTGTAAGTACGATCTATTGCCCGCATCTACTGCGTTAAGGGCATCTCCGATACCGCTGAGTAGTAGAGTATTCGTCGCCTCTAGCTCCAAGCGCTGAGGTTCAAGCTCATTATAAAGCGAATTGCCAACCAATCCGTATGCTGGCGTAGCCCCCCTGACGTCGTAGTAGGTACTGTAAACGAAGTACTCGCCTTCGCCGTCGCCGGCTATAGTCCTTACCGGTGTCGTTGGTAGGCCGCCCAGCGACTGTACGATTTCGGTTCCGTAATAGCCGTAACCGTCCCCTTCGCCACCGTCGTATCCATAAACGTCGACACTATAACCAACAAATTCCTCTTGGCTATTAGCAGCTTGGGTAGTCTCAATGTCTCTTAACGTATTTAGGTTTGATACGTACTGATCTAACTCAAGATTTAGTTGTAGATAAGTATCGTCTTGGTCTATAAATGTACGTAAAGCTGCTAAGTCCCTCGGGTCAACGGTATCGAAATCAGCAAAGTCTATATAGTCGCCTTCAGGGTTAAGCGCTATTATCGTCTCCCTCGCAGAGTTTAGGACTGCCAGCGCAGCGGCGGCCTCGGCAGGAGTAGCAGCATTAAGATAGGCCGTAAGTGCAGCGTTATAGTCTAACTTGGCTTGCCTAGCGGCTACAAGCTCGCCTTGGATAATATCTGCGGTGAATGCGTTTTGCTGGGCTAGTAACAGTTGCTGTTTATACTCTGCCGCGGTACCAAAGTAGTCGTCCAGGACCCCTCCAAGCACGGAATCCTCTAGCGCACTATTGATAAGGTCATTAATCTCCTCAGCTAAAACATTACCGCCACCGCCATAGATCAAGAAGTTGCCGTAGCTGGATAACGCCTGCGCCCCTACCGTTTCAGGGGGCAACCCATTTATAGCGCCTTTAGTGGTAGCGCTGATAAATTCGGTTATCAGCCGTACTTTAGTCTCATTCGCTACCTCCTGCGCTCGCCGCGCAGCAGGATCTGCGATACTGGCGGGGTCTTTTAGGTCCAGGACTTCTTTGCCTATGATATTATTTATAGTTTTCCCTAGTATGACTCCCGACGTTATAGTAGCGGGATCAAACTCAACGCTACCAGTTGCGGCAAGGCTAGACAGCCCGCTCACCAAAGTACTAGAAACAACATCTAACCCTAAGTTCTTGGCATAATTTGCAACGTCCGACAGCTCAGTGTCTATATCATACAGCCCAGACTCTTCTAGGACGCTAGCTACTCCAGTACTGACCGCCCCATAGGCACCTCCAGATAGCGCGCCTTGCACCGGGTCCATACCAAACACAGTGGAGGACACCGCACCCTTAGTAGCGCCGACCAGGGTGTTCGCTAATATCTTAGCAGTGATGGGGGCTAGACCTTCGTATGCCAATGTTTCCGTTAGGGCCGTCGTCAGCCCGCGGTCTAAGGCTACCTCGAAGAAACTTGGAGAAGCCGCGCCAACGGCCTCGCCCCCTATATCTATAGCGCCGGAGCCGGCGACCTCCTCAAGTCCAGGTATTGAGGATAGTCCAGCCGAGGCTAACGTAGTGGCGGTGGATATCGCTACAGACGTAATAATATCTCCAAAATCGCCGCCTTTTATGGCGGTCTCGACCCCGGATATAATAGGAACAAGCCATACCTGCCCGGTTACCGCAGCGGCGACTTTGGCTATTGTGGCTACGAGCGTTATAGGGTTAGCAAATCCTTCTAGAAAATCGCCTATATCGTCAGATAAGTCGTCAAAAAACTCCCCGATGCCGCCTAAAGCATCGCCAATAAAATCAAAGAAGCCGCCGAACAACCCCATTATTGCGCCCTCGGCTCAGCTGATTTGGGTACTAATGGGAACCGTACGCGTTTCCCGACACGCACAAACACCTGGGCCTTAGTGGCATCCCGCCTGTCTATCCCAACCCACAACCGACTATCGCTAGCGGTCTTTAGGAAGTCTTGCAGCCGCACGAAAGAGCTTACCATATCTCGACCAACTGGCGCTGTGTAATGCGTGCATCCAACACGCTGCAGGTAACCGATGTACCTAACGAAATTGGTTTCGAAATTGGGTGTAGTGTCTATATTGTATACCTCACCAAGGTATTTCATGTCCTTACTCTTGGTCTTTTTCCCGCGAAACGACAAGAACACCGTATTACGTACCTGTTGTATATCTGCGCTGGGGGCGGATATACGCTGCGCCACTGCCGCCATAGCATAACCAGCATTGGGGAAATTTGTATTTGGGTAAGATTCGCTAGCCACTAGCCGGGTTATAATTTCCGGGCCGGGTACTAGCTTCTCGTTGCTATCTATGGTTTCCATCGCACATCTACCTATAAATTACTAACAAAAGATACAGCAGCCACGGCGGATGGTAAACCTGGATGCGGGGCTGTAGGAACCTCCGTATGCAGCTGTAACGCCGTGTCTGAAGTAGCCCAGTACATCTCTATGTATTGCCCGGCTAACAGGGCTATGGAGAAGTTCCAATATACTACCGCGTCATTGTTTCCGGATACAGAGAACTTCTTACCTCCATAACTAACGTCGGTACCGTCTTTGTTAATCCAGACATACAAGGTAGTAGTGCTAGCGTTGGTGTGCTCTGTCTGCAGCGTCACCTGGAAATTATATACCCCATCGTAGGACACGGTTATCCTAGTATTATCCACCCCCGCTACAGTAACACCATTGCCTATGTACGTACTTTCAAACTCTACGGGGTACCCGGTGTTCGCTAAAGCAGCGGGTTGGTCGACCGTACTATAAAACGAACCACGGGGCATATAAAGATATTTGCCGCCGTCCTCTGTACTAAGCAGATCATTCACCACCCCGGTAAGTCTACGAAAGAACAGGCGCAGGACATTGTTCGTCTGCTCCGCACCATCCCGACGGTATTCATTATTCGCTTGAGGTAATGCGGGCGGCTGTACTTTATCTAACGTATTCGGCATGCTACCGCCTACCGTCAGGTCTCAGGTCAATTCTGGGAGCCCCAAGCTGCCACGTAACTCCGAGGTCGTTAGATTCCAATTGCATGACAAGCTGGCGTCCCCGGATACGGACATTGAGCTGTTGAGTGAACGCCTCAACAGGAACAGTCGTGCTTCGAGCAACTGTGCCAGAATTAACTCCACCGACAGATGCTGGGTTGTTGTAACCAGAACCGGTATTACTCATAGGTGTTAGCGTCATCAGCGCAGATGGACTAGCCGCAGTAGAGCCCGTAAAGGTGATATCCGGAAGGATACGCCAGACAAACGAGAAATGGTCGCCGTCGTCGATATCGAACTCGGTAGACGTCACGTACGCATTTATCGGTTCTGGTGTGCCGGTTATGTTGCCGTCCACGCCGTACTCGTGGTTGACTAAATTGTTCTCGTACGTAGCTGCAATCGGATAGTCCTGGATACCCACATCTAACCATGCCGTGCGGGAGAGCGTGCCGTAATACCAAATCTCTTCCCGGTGATTAAACACCACGTATCGGTCGACAATGGTAGACCCAGCCGTACAATAGAACCACCAAATTTCGTGGTAAGATTCATTAGTGCCTGCAAACACCTGACTGTACTGCAGGGTGTTAAAATCTTCGAACACGAAGCGGCGAACATCACAAGGTAGCGTCTGCGTGGTCCCCGCGTAGGAGTAAAACTTATCGCGTCCCATCCAGTAAGCTACGCCATTGGCGTATGCTACTGCATTCTGTGATGCGATAGAGATGTTATCACCTACTAGCTGTGCCCCCCAGGCTTCTGTACCACCTAGGTACTGCAGCGAGTATACCGAAGCATCGGTCCATACTAGGATTTCCTGACGTGCCTGTGCGGCGGTAACGATACCAGTACCACGGGATAGCCGTAGGCTACCCGACTGGTTAGTAGCCGAGGGGGTCCACTCAGCCGCGTTTTCCTGGTCAGACCAACGAATCAACATGGGGTCCTGTGTGGACCCACCAATGTCGTTACATCCGAAACAGAAAACAAAACGACTGACGTCAGAAACAAGTATATAGTTTTGCACTGTTGGCACACCAGACGCACCGACAAGTGTGGTCAGGTTGACCCCACGAGTACTTGTACCGGCGCTAGAATCCCAATAGTAGATACCACCTCCACGGGGACCAAAGATTAAGTCTTCACCGAAGTTGGACTGGCTCCAGAGACGCAGGCCATTCTCTGTAGATACACCGACACCCCAACCTCCGGACCCCCAACCACCTGCGCTCCACCCGCTAAGGGGGATGGCGTATGAGGCACCCACATTAAGCTGGTACGCACCCACTACTGAAGCTCCACCATTCCCCGTATCAGACGCGTTAGCTAGAACCTCTGCCCCGGTAGTAGCATCTTTAGCCGTAAAGGTATACGTGCTGGACGACGGTACGGATACGATCTGGTACTCTTGGTTAAGCACATCCGCGGTGATATCGCCGCCTAGTGATACCGCCCCGCTAAATGTTACAAAGTCCCCGACTACAGCCCCATGGGAGGAATCAGTTGCTGTGATGGTGGCACTACCATCTACCGCAGCAAAAGTTACATCCCCTGCAGCTGTTGTCTCCCGGATAGGCGTAATGTCGTAGTACTGCGCGCCGTTTTCTACGTAGAATTTAAGATTGGTGCCTAGCCCGATATAGTTAGCGGCACCCAAGGTAAGCCAGCGAAATAGCGAACGGCATATACCTAGGAAGCTAGAGGTAGAGATGGGACTCCAACCACCTATCTTTTCTGGGTAGCCCTGCCGAAAACGGATTTTGTCTCCATCATACCAACCCCCCTCGTTAGCGTAGCTAGTACGCTCACGATTTAACCCAGGCTTCAGTACGATCTTCTGTAGGGGCATAGCATCTCAACCGACTAGTGATAGCGCCTGTTCGCGCGTTTCCTTATTACGTCGGCTCCACCCTCGGCCAAAATGTGTGAAGGTAGGAAGTCCTTCGTAATACACCTTACGGAGTTTGTACAGCTCTTCGATCACATGCTCCGGAGTATTTTCACTAACAGCAGCTAACGTCTTCGGCCCGAGTAGTCCGTCTGCTTCGACACCTACTATACGCTGTAGACGTTTTACCGCCGTACCGACACCGGCATTAACAGCAAAATCAAAAATTGCGTGATCGACACCTGCGGGGAGGGTATCTCCTGATACTTTATCCCAATACATCTTCTTATATATCGGGGTTACGTCGGTAACCGTGAGATCTCGCATCTCCTGCTCAGTCACATCCCGCCATAGAAACATAGCTAAGGTGCGCTGTGTTACACCAAGATTGGTACGGCCACCTGGATCTTTAGGGTCGTCGACGTAACCCCCTTCGTGATCTAGAACCCAATGTAGACTTAAATCGAAATTACCAATCACGGCTTCATGGTCCTTGCGATCTTCTCCCCGGACCTGCCGACTACATAACCGCCCACACCGATCATCAGCAGATTCCAAAGCTCGTCCGGTAACGGAATACTCAAGACCACTTGTTGTCCTAGCGCGTAGTTGGCTACCACCGCTGCAATGGGTGCCAGCAAATAGTTCCAGCCAACGATAGCCGTAATCGTTAACATCAGAATTGGACGCCACGTCGCTGTGATCGTATGTTCCGACTTAGCCTCTGCCATAACGACCTGTGCCGCTGCTTGCTCAATAGCATGGCCGTTGGTCACAAGCGCCATATTAAGCTCGCGTTCGATCTCAGCGCGCTTATTCTGATCCTCCGGCAAAATTCGGCCTAATACGTCACCGATAAGTGGAGCTAGGATTGGGAGTAGTGCACCAATCATTTCATCACCTCGCGTTTTAGCTGATCGACCTCAACACGCAGGCGCTCGACCTCTCGATGGCGGCGTTCCATCGTGTCTGGTGACGACATGCCGGCCAGGATGCCGATCCGGTGCTGCGTTGTGTCGACGACGTTTTCCAATTTGTCCACCCGCTGATCCAGCTTGCGCAAGCGGATCTCGATGTCGTGCGCCTGATCCGCCAGCAGCTTTATCTCGCGTTTTGCTATAGCCGCTGCACTGACGACGCTCACCAGCATCCCGGCGAGCGTCAGCATCAGCTTGATATCAATCGCCCCGTCCATCGGCGGTTACTTCTCCTCGCTTCTCACGCGACCCAGCAGGCGCTGGACGGTATCTGTCTCGTAAATCCGGAGCGACAACCAGATGACCGACAAAAGAGCGCTGATCGCAGGCAGGAACTCGAAGAGTGTACCAATCGCTATGGTAACTGCTGTCCAGTCAACGAAGTCTTTCTCGCTGTGCATCTCTCGATCCTAACCATTGACTGCTTCCGTGGTCTGAGCATTACAAACCCAACGGATCGTGGTAGCGCTTGCCCCAGTGACCCGGATCGCGAACCCGCCGTTCGTTATATCAGCCTCTACCACCACAGCCCACCCCGATGCACCAGCGTCGGCGGCTAATTCCGTGACAGTCGCAGAACCAAGCAAAGCTGTGTCCGATGCGTTTGCGCCGCGCTTCATAGCCGCCTTGATCTCCCAGACTTTAGCATCAGCGACAGATACGTTTGTGTCTTTCGCTACTACAAAACCATGCAGGAGGAAGAGCGATTGGCTCGGCATATTGATTGTGTTGTACGCATCTGCCGTACCTGTACCATCAGCGGTAACACGCGTTTGGGTATCCGACGTAGTCTCTACACGGAGTACATGCCGTGATATCTGCGCTGTACCGGATGTGCTAGAGAAAGCTCCAGAAGCAATTGCCTCCTGCCCATACCTCGTAGCATCGGCTTGGTACCCTCCAACGACTGTGGCATAGGCGCTATTAGCACCGATAGTATTTCCCCTACCACCACCTATAACGGCGTACGTAGCGGAATTAGCGTTATCCTTACCTCCAGAGACCACACCGGACGTAGCCGTAGACGCCAACGTGTTAGTGTCCCCGCCTACAACCACACCTGTCACTGCATTATTGGTGTTGTTGTTACCACCGCTAACCACGGCGCTCGTAGCGGACGTGCCCACGGTATTGTTAACACCGCCCGTGAGGACAGAGTTGTTCCCACCGGCCACTTCAGTGGCAGTAGAACGGTTCGTCTGTAAATCGACGGCATTCGTACCGCGCTTATTGCCACCAGCGGAAGCACTATTCGGAATAGCCGCCAGGATTGAACCGGTACCTTTTGGCACGATAGCGGTATCTATATTACTCTCCGCCCCCGTGGCGGAAAACGCCTCTACAGGGACGGTTGCGTTGGGGCTTGCGCTATTTTTAGACTCATCGAAATAGAACAGCCCAGGAGCCACGGAGAGGACATCAACGCCGTCAGCGTATAAAATGAGGGTCTCGCCATTGAGCACAGTGGTAGCTACCCCACCACTGATCGCTACGGAGAGAGACTGGTCACCCGTAGTAGCGTTCTTTACCACATACATCTTCTGTACCGCGGGAACATATAAAGTCCGCGTAGCGGTAAGAGACACTGAAGATGTCACATTGAAGTATAAAGCGCGAAATACCTGACTACCGTTACTGTCCGTATAAGTTAAGGTCTTATCGGTATCCGTAGCAAAGTCTACATCTTCGTAGCCACCTACGGCTTGTTCCACTGCCTCCCAATTATTATTGGTCGTAGCGCCCCAAGTGTTGGTCTGCTCACCGGTGCCGATCAGTTCCAACTTTAGGTTAGAATATGTACTCAATGTAGGAACTCCTAAGCCGCTATCAGCGTCCAGAATGGATTCTGGTCAGGTACAATATCCTCCCAGATGTTCACGTTACCTATTGCGCCGATACCAACCACACCAGTAGGTATGACCGTAACATTGATCGGGACCTCTACATCACCTATGGCCCCAACAGCCGACACACCGGTCACCCCAAAACCGAAAACAAAAGTCAGATCTTGACCGGATAGTGTGAAACTGCCTTGCCCTGCAGTGATAGACCTAGTCGATGTAAGAGTGCTATCCAGGCCAGTAAGCGTAAAGCTGCCAGCACCAGCCGGTAAACCATAGCCTATGCTAAGGGTACTACTATACCCGGTTAGGGTAAAGTTACCATAAGCTGCGGCTATTAGATAGTCCGCGTCAAGATTTATATCCTGTCCGGTTAGGGTAAACGCACCAACACCGCCTG